AAACGCGTTTTCAAAGGGAATAGATTCTCCGATAAGCGGTTCAAAGGAGTAGATAGTAGAAAGTTGCTTGCTGCTATCTTCAGATTTAAGGGTAAATTTTGGTGCTTGAGAGCGCAGGTTTGTATAATCATAGAGCATAGGTTGAAAGTAAAGTTCAGTATTTTCTGTGCGTAAGCTGTAGCCGTTTTGCTTTGCTAGGCGAACCATGAACTCCCAGTCCGTGTGACCGGCTTGGGCCACCTGGGCGTATACTCTTTGGCTAGGTACGGCGTATACAGAGAACCCATGCTTTTCACCAATTTGTTGCACAATAGCGTCGGCTGTCATGTTTTTATAAACAGTTTGGTTAGCCTGCTTCATGCTAAATGAAGAGCTGATGCCGACGACTTCAACAAAGTTTTTTCCTGGCGAGCGTGTGGCTTTTATGTGGTGAACATAGCCATAAAAGTCTCTATTGGTTAACCCGCCGCCCATGTTAATGTGCAGAAGAGAACCCGCTGTGACAGCGTCATACGAAACGCCCCACTCTCTAAAGCGCATGACAACAACTTCATGCTCGTACCTGTTTTGGTAGAAAGTTGCTTCATGAACAGAGACAGGTCCAATAGAGGTCTCAGGAAAGTTAACGGTTAAGTACTTATACATTTGGTATTCTTAATAAAGTTCCTGGTTTAATATCTGTAAAGTCAAATACTTCTGGATTAAATTCAGGGATTACCCACCAGTACTCTGGGTTGTTGTAGTACTTATCTGCAATCTGGTCAAGGCGCTCGCCGCTTACATAGGTGTGGGTATAGTAAGTAATAGTTCCTATATCAGAAAATGTGTAGAAAACAATAGGTTCTTCTGGCGTGGTAGAGGTGGTTGATACATAGTCAATTACAGAGTATTCGTATCTAGAGCCTTTGTAAATAGTCATGTGTTTCTCCTTAGTACGGGTGCGTAGAAAAGCCAGTCATTGTAATGTTTACCTGAGATGTTAAAGGAATCATGTTCTCAGTAAATTTGCTGTGAGCAATAGATATGCTCTCAAACCAACCTGTGTAAGATAGGCTGTCCCCTGGAGGACCAAACTGAACGGCAATAATAGACGAGGTAAGGTACCCAGTGTCAGCAGTAACTTTACCTAATCCATTGGTCCATGCTTGGTAGGTGGTTTTACCTGTTTTAGGGTCTGTTATATAAACTCCACCACCATTAATGGCTTTGAATAAGTATTCAATGTCAGCCATAGTTCCAAACTTTAATAAATCTCTTATTTTAGTTTCTACAGTTATAGACTTTTTGTCTTCTGATGGATAAAAGGCGTTGTAGTATTTAGTTAAAGAGTTTACGTTTATATTTCCATTTGCGTCTACTAGGCCTCTAGCGCAAGCAAAATCATTTGTTCTATCAATTAAAATAGAGAATGTAATCTGCTCTTGTCCCTGAAAGTTACCAGTTAGCTGTCCCGAGCGGTCAGCCGCGCTTGGGGTAATATCAGCATTTCTGTTTACAGTTACGTTAATATCGGTAGGGTTCCACAGGAACTGAAAGCCGTATTGCCTGTCCAGTACAGACGCACCAGAACCAGGATTATATTGACCAACCTTAGCTGCTTCAATTAGACTTTTACCAGTTTTTTCGGCGTTAGTGGTGGTTGTTCCATCTGGATTAATAATGGTAGAGCTTTCTAAGCCTCCAAAAAACCAAATTCTAGAACGACGCAGACCATGATTGCTGCTCTTACTGCTACCGCCAACGACGTGGCGGCCCTGAACTGCGGGGTCACTAATAACAGGGCTGGGAAGAGTTGAAGAAGAGCTGTTTTTTCTTAAGTAGTCATAGTCAAGAATAACTGGACGAACAGGAAGGCTCCAGTCATGAGGAGGAATTTAAAACCAACATCAGGGTTAGAGTAAGTTTTCGCGGCCGCCATTAAAGCTTTAGCTTCAGCAGTAGCAAGCTTTACGTTAGCAGTTAACTTTGAAGCAGCAATTGCAGCAGCTTTTTCTTTTTCTCTTTTTTGAGTTGCTGATATGCCTTGCGCGGCTGAACCACCCATTAGCTCTTTCCAATCGTCAAGTTAGGGTCTGACAACGCTTTCTTAATTGCATTTGCGTTTGCCGTGGAGTCAGCAGAACCAGTCAAGTTAATAACAATGTTGTTATTTGTTGTGCTTCCGCTGCTCTTTCCAGCAACAGCGCCCTTAGTAGCAAAAGCGCCAGCTTGATTTAGCCAGTCTGTTGTAGAACTTCCACCCGCCGCGCCTCCACCGCTAGAGGTAGACATACCACCGCTGTAGTGTCCAGCATCCCACGAGGAAGCTTGTAGAGCAGATAAGAAATCAGACTGAGATGCGGTGCCCGTTTTTAACATATTAATAATATTTGTATAGCCTCGTGCACCAGCGTTTTGGCCAGTAAGAGTTGCTATTGTTGCTTGCAGCCCTTGGCCCCAGTTCTTATACGCTTGAACTCCGCTACCAGCTTTACCCGTGCTGTAGTTGGTTGAGCCGCTCATTTGATAAGAAGTATTTAGAGGATTAAATGAAGCGGTGTTATGCCAGTTTCCACCCTCCATGCCTTCCCACATAGTTACGTCAGATACATTTTGAGCAGTAGCTTTTACACCTAAACCAGCAAGTAATTGCTTAGCAAATCCTTCTGCCGTTACATCTCCACCACCAGCGCGACCGATAACGTGGTTAGGGATGATAGTTCCATTTGTTTCAGGGACAAATAGTTCTGGTCCCTTTTCACCAACGATGTATGGCACTTTGTCATTAACTGGTCCGCCAGTAGCGCGGCCGCCAATAAGACCGCCAAGTAGCGCGCCAAGAACCGTTCCTATTCCAGGAACCATGCTTCCAATTGCAGCGCCCAGACCAGCCCCGCCAGCCATGCCCACAGCTTTTCCTACCATGCCGTTTCCAATGCCGCCTATGCCTTGCATAGAGGTGCTAAGGGCTGTAAACGCATCAGTAACTGGGGTGATGGCGTTAACTAAATTAGAGCCTGCTGCGGCTACGTCATTTGATAAAGCAAAACCGCCAGCTGCCGCTGGAGCAATTTGCTGGCTAACTCTAGAGGCAGCCGCTGTTCTGTTGCTCAGAGAAAGAATGGCGTTAGTAGTAAATCCTTGTTTTTGTAGCGTAGTCTTTGAGATAGCGCCAAGAGCTTTGCCGTTATTTTCCGCTTTAACATACATTGCGGTTTGAATAGACGCACGAAGTCCTGGGTCGCTACCAAAGTAAAAGTCAAGCAAACGGGCAAGTCCGTTGCCTGGTTGCAGCATAATGTCAAGGTCTGAAGAACTAATAGGCGCAGAGCCAACTTTTTCTCTATTTAACTTGTTCCACACTTCGTCAACAATTTCATTGAAGCTCTTCATAGAGCCATCCATGTTTCGGATTTGAATTCCAATACCTAGGAGGGCGTTTACGTTACTTCCTTGTTGCAAGGCGCCGTAAGCTTGAAGGCTTCCAGTAAGACCAAGTCCTGGGGTGATGTTGGACATTTGAGCCACGCCACCCATAACGCTATTAGCTCCGCCCATAAAGTTAGGGCCAGCAAGACCAGCGGCTTTTGCGTAAGTAAGGGCGCGAGTAGCATCCAGCTGGTCAGTAATAGTTCCCATGCGGTTAAGCTGGTTTTGCATGTTATTAACCGCAAGATAGTTTCCTCCGCCAAAGCCCATAGCGGCAGAACGAGAGGTAAGAAGGTCTTGCTGGATTAATTGGTTAGTTCCAGGGAGCGCAGCTGAGGCAAGTTGAGCTGCACCAAATGCAGCGGCTGGTCCTACTGCAATGCGGTTATTGGTAGGGGTTCCTGGGGCACCGCCTGAGCCACTAGCCGTAGTAGGCGCGCCCTGAGAGACCTTCATGGCCGGGTCTATGTTTCCATAGACCCGAGCTCCAGCAGAGTTGAGGTTGTTAACAATGGTCTGAACAATGTTGCGCAACTGCGTCATCGTTGGAATAACGCTGTTAGCCGCTCTATTTAAGTTAGTAGCGAACACGGTAACGTCGTTACCTAAGTTCATACTTTTCCTTGTATCAGCCATGCTCACCTCCTACTTTCTGTTTCTTCGAGCTCTTTCGAGCCAATTCTTTCTTTCTCTAGATGACAACGAACGTATGTCACCAAGAGTCCATCCTGTAAAAGTTCTTGTTAGAACTTCGTATTCATCAAGAAGGTACTCGTAGTCTTGTTTGCTATATGCGAAACAAGTCCAGAAGGCCAAGTGGAAGTTCAATAGATTCTCCACATGCCTCGCAGTCCTTCTTCACCTCCCCAAGGCGTGGGCCTGGGTTGCGGTCTAGGATGC